GCTTGCTTAAAGTCTATAACCGTCTCTTTACCATTATAAATCCCTAAAAGGTCTGAATAGCCATGATAAAGATCTGGGTACACCAGATGTGATTCAAGTCCCCAGATCTCCTCTAAGGGCGTTAAACCGATATCTAAGATCCGACCAGCCATGGGCCTTGCTTCTTGGCCCACGGGCGTTAGATCCTCATAACCATGGCCCTTGAGCCTTGCCTCAATCATCTTGTGCATAGCCTTCCCCCTATTAGCACTCTCCTCCATGATCCGCTTGGCCTCCTCCTCGCCTACTCTCTTTCTCCATGTCTCAAGACCACTATCATCCTTAGTCCCGGACAAGATCCGCGTGACCGAAGGCAAAGTCTCATCCCTCACGGACCACTGACCATAGTTAAATTTGTCTAGGTTAAGTTTCACGATTCCTCCGTTTTGTTTCTACCATTTTTCTCACCACTTCCGGTCTTTTCATTGGATTATTAATAGAAAATTTTCTTCTTGTTTCTGCAGAGGGTGGCGGTCTTCTTTTCCCAGCTTCTGCCATTTTTCTTCTTGTTTCTGTAGAAAAGGTTTTTCCATAATTAGGATTCTTTTCTCCTTCCTTAGCTTCACCCATTTTTCTTTTTGTCTCTGCAGACTTCTTTACGCCTTTCATAGCTTCACCTATTTTTCTTCTTGTTTCTGCAGAAATTATTTTCCCTTTATGAGCTTCACCCATTTTTCTTTTTGTCTCTGCAGACTTCGTTTTTCCATAATTATGATTCTTTTCTCCGCTCATAGCTTCACCTATTTTTCTTCTCACTTCCGGCCTTTTTGCAGGATTATCCTCTCCGAACATGGGGGGAGGAGGCCATGATCCACATTTATTCACATAGCGATTACTCTCTACAGCATACCCATCAAGATGACGTTTTTCCTCTTTCAGTACCTCTTCTTCAGTTCCCGTCATAAGAATTTTTATGATGTAGTCATCAGGATTTTTTTTAAAAGATTTTTCATACTTGCTATCTTTCTCAAAAGGACCGCTCGAGAAATAGACTTTACCAATGTCCTGTAAAGGAGGACACTCATTCGCCCGGCGTGAACCGACATACCTTCTTGTCGTGATTTTATGCATCAACCAATAGACGTATGGACTAATTAAGTTTAGCTTCACGCTTCTTTTTCTCCTCCAAGTTAAGCTCCATGATACGCAGAGTACAGCTACCTTTTTTTAAATTCTCTTTTGTCGTAACAAACCATATATTCTCGACTGTATATCCTTTCGTGTTATCAATCCGATCAGCACTGATTCTATTTGAAAGATGTCTTTCCTTGTGGGTAGTCTGTTTAAAATCCATTGTGCCTCCCCCAAGACGACACGCATAACCCGTTTCCTTTTTCTGCTCTTCCCATGCATTCACAAATTGCTCTTTTGTCATCTCAACTTCATATTCACTCTTCTTCATGTGGGTCCATATCTGCATAAGAGCCCCTTTTTCTGTACTCTTACTTTTTTTAACGGCTGCAGCATGTTTTTCCCTCGCCCCAGGAACTACATGCCTATGCACTGTTGAATGATCGAGAGAGGTAAGCTCTGGATCAGCTTTAAGCTCTTTTTCAATTGTGTGATAAGATGCACCTTCTGCACGACGCTTGATCATGTACGCTTCATCTTTTTCTGTAATTATTCTTTTTGCCATTTTATTTTATACAATGTATATTTAACCGTAAGTTCTTCTTCTTTCTCAATTTTTCTATCTGTGTGCAAATAATAAATGAGCGTGGGATCTCCATTATAGGCCGTGTAACACAGACGCTTAGAACAATTGGGGGTATCCGAATGATTAATAAATCCACCCAAGGGGGTGCGGATAACACCCTTATCAAAGCCTGTAGCTAGTCCCAAGTCAGCCTTGATATGAATAATTCCAAGATCTTCGCCTTTAGCAATATCTTCTAACGCAAACAGCCCTAGACCATGCAACTTAGAGCGCTTAATAGTAAGGTTAGGGGGAAGGGGTCTATACTGCACGTTTACCTCCACAGCATGGCTCTAGCACCTGCGTACAGCGCTCACATTGAAGGTGCCCTTGGGTAAAGATCCCTTTAACCCAACTGAAACAATGATAACAAAAAATCATATTCTCTTTTTGCATGGATAACACATCCTATTAAAGCGACTAACCGAGTGGAAAGGATTTCCACAGGTAAGACATTTTCGTATAGTACAATCAACCCTCTTCACTTTAAAGTGGCGTTGAAAACTGTTCATGACTCCTTTTGGCATTAAGGTGTCTCCTTGGGGAATTCAACATTAAAAGCCATATTAATACGATGACGGACAGAGTTATTAGGACCAACATCGTGGAGTAAATGAGAAGGAAACAACATAAGTTCCCCATCGCGTGGCTTATGATCCACCAGATCATGGAACGGCAGTGGTGGTTTAACTTGGCGTGTCCATTGGTTAATGGTTCCAAGATGAAGGTTACCGGTATCTTCTGCTTGGATGTAATAGACACCTGATAAAATGGCGCCCGACATGACATGATGATGAAGCATGTTATACGAACCGGGGTCATTGACGTTAAACCAGTACTTAATGACAGCTTCCATCTTCTTATCTCCAAAATAAAACTTCGACCATTCATTAAGAACGGATAAAATAAGATGCAAGAGTTGCTCTTCGTGTTGTGATTTAAACAGACCTCTCCAGCAGCCATGATTAGATCCTGGAAGAGACTCGGGGTGTTCCCGTTTGTACTGCATAATCTCTGCTTGAAGTCGTGGGTTTAAAGTCTTGTACCCATCGTAGATGGTGTGAAAGATACGGGTCTCATTGACTAATGTATTAAATGTTTTCATGTTTGAATGTATACAGGAGTGCTCTTGCCTACATAAGACCCCACAATATGAAAATTAAAATGTTCAATCGCGTCTTCTTCACTCATATCCTTCATAAGTTTTTTAATAACTTTATGATAATCATAAGCAAGGATAGGTTCACCACTAAATGAATAGACTACACCCATTACACAATCATCAAAGCCATCTGTTGTGAGCCATTCATGGTCGGGGAAAAGATCACTAATTTCCTTTAATGTCATAAGTCTTTAAATCCTCCTTTATTTGTTTCATGGTCCATTTACGTAGAACCTTTACACTGTCATACCAGTATCCCTTGGTACCCTTCGTACCCCACCGCCAGTCGCCAGGAAAATAGGAGAGCATCCATACGGGCTTTCCCATGGTCCCTGCGACGTGGACAGGTGCGGTATCGACCGAGATGACGAGATCGAGCTTTTCAATAATGGCCGCTGTATCTTCAAATGTTTTCATATCTTTAGAAAAATTATGAACGACTGTTCCTTTACAGTCATTAGCAGCGACTCCTTTTTGTAACGAGACAAATTTAACATGAGGAATATCGAGGAGGGGTTCGAGCTGAGAGAACGCAAGAGAGCGCTTGTTATCCATGCGATGGGCAGGATTACCAGCCCAACAGAGTCCAACCTTAATAAAGTTACGATAGTCTACATCAACCAGAAGCTTCTCCCATTTCTTACGACAACTATCACTCACCTTAATAAAATTAATGGGAGTGGGAGGTGTAGGGGAAGGAAAACGGTGTGGTAGGGACAAAAGCCCACAATGATAATCATGGGGTGGGATAGGTTCGTCTGCATAGTGAATACTATATGCACCACACTCAGTTAAGAGCTTCCCAAACTGCATTTCCTTTTGAAATGCACATAAGAGAATCTTACAGCCTTGGTCCTTGAGCCTTGGTAAGTAGCGCGCCATCATGACCGAGTCACCAAAGCCTCCTTCACAATAGACAATGATCGTTTTGTTCTTGAGCCTTTGTCCAGTCCAATAGGGCGACGTATAAGGGCGCTCTTCGACATCACGCTGGATCTCGTACTGCTCCCAGCCTTCTTCAAATCGACCTACTTTTAAGAGACAAAGAGCATAATAAGATCGAAGGACATAGAAATTAGGTTTAATCTCTAAGCACTTTTCATAAAAATATAAAGCCTTATCATTTTTGTTCTGTTGCATATAGATGTCTGCAATATTAGCCAGCACCTCTGGACGGAGAGGATCAATCAGCTTGGCAACATTTAAAAATTTAAATGCCTCCACATACTTGCCTTTCTTGCCTGCAATGATTCCAAGATTAAGGGCGGGTGCAAAGGCTTTAGGGTTTAAGTCATGGGCTTTTTTATAAAACATTTCTGCTTCATCCTGGAATCCCAGTTCCAGCATACGCATGCCAGCCAGTTGATACTTCTCTTCCATACCCGCTAAGCGGTATTGTGAGAAATCATCAGGCACCGCATAGGATGGTGAGAAATCATAAGGTCCAACGAATTCTATTTTAGGAGGTTTAGCCATATGCAAGATCCATAATCTCCTGTATTCTATAAATCATCTTAATTACTTTCTTGCGATACTCCGCATCCGTTGCATAGTCATCTAAGCCTTCGAGTAATTCTTCCCATGTATAGTCACCACGCGCTAAGACTTCACGAAAGTAGGTATAAGTTTTAGATGTTAAAAGAAGTTCCATGTAATCGGCAACAGAGAAACACAAATTAGGATATGCACGCATTCCAAAGTTTGCATCTTCCATTCCTTGAACTTTTATGTGAGGCCGTGTAAGATCCCAAGTCTTGATTCCATAATAATTATTTCCTTCCCGTGCAAAGCGCGACAACCCCCAGTTCGATTCATGCATGGCTTGTGCTGCAGCTAGAACCACCGGAAAGTCAAGTGTGTTGGAGTATTCATTGTATTGTTTAACACATTTGGCGATATCAAAGATGAGTTGATGTTCGGAGGGAACACTGGTGTGCTCAACGGGAGCAAAGGTAAGACAAAAACTAACGAGTGCTTCTTTAATCATGTTTGAACTCCGTTACCCAGACAGGACTCTGAGGTCCTCTAAAGTCTGCCATGTAGTTTTTTTTAATAAACTGGATAGCTTTCTCATATGTCATATCAGGTGGTGAGTTGGCTTCAATAATTTTAGCTGCCTTCTCGACCGAGTAACAGAGGGTAGGAGTAAAATCTTGACGTTCAGCTATTCCAATAACAGCTTCGTCTAATCCCTCTAAAGGTTCTAGTTTAACGCGTGGATAAATTAAAGCCAAGCGTTTAACTCTTGGGTGCATTTTCTTCCTCTCTTCTTTTTTTCTTTGCTACGTGTTCTTCTAATGTTTTCTTGTCTAAAATAAAGACCCCTAGATTGAGTAGGTCTTTCTCTTCTTTGGGAACGGCTAAGAGATTGGCTGAAAACGAGCGCCGCTCTCCTTCCCCGCGGAACGGATAGACTGCATGGTGTAACCAACTGGGAAAGAATAACATCAGTCCCACTTGTGGTTTGATGGCATAAAGATTTGCACATAGATTCGATCTGAATCCATCCATGAGTACAAAAAAACCAGCTTCATCACGTTCATTTCCTTTTTCAATACACTCGGGAACCTTGGTCCAGGTCACACACGAGACGGTGCCATGATGTTTATGCACAGGATTATAATCTCCTTTGTATTGCGCAACGGTCCATGCGGACATTACAGTAACAAGTTGAAGTTCTTTAGGTCCACCGGTTTTAATTCCTTTCTCAAATGGAACATGGCTTTGATTGGTAAGACTTGAGACGGGATCCTGGGTTTGCATTTTATCAACACGCTGAATGTATTGTTCAGTTAACTTGCTGAGATATTCAGCGAGTGAAGGTAACTTACCTCCCGGCATCACTTCTGTTAAATTTTTTCCTGGAATTTCTATTTCTTTTTCGACATTGCCAACTAACGCATGAGAGTAATCAAGTTCTTTATTTTTAATTTTATCTGCACGCACGGTGTCATGGTACTTATTAATCCAGTCAACATACTCGGGTTCCATCTTCACCTGCATCACAACAGGCCCAAATGGTTTAACCATATGGAGTCCTACGTTAAGACTTTTTTTCTGGTCAGACATTTCTTCTCCTTTGCTCGAGCATCCGCTCAGCTTTAATAATTAATTTTTCACACTCCATCATATCGTAATGGCCTATTGTTCCGTGACACCACTTTAACAATCTTACAATTGTTTGTAAATCTTGCAATGTCCATTCTTCCACTATGCACCGCCGTTGACTTTGAGTTTCCTAGACTTTTTAAGTTTCGCAAACTTGTCATCAATCAGCGATTCTACCGTTTTGCTCTTGGACAAACGTGTATGTGGTAGAATATTTTCTGTCAAAATATTTAACTTCTTATACGCATTCTTAGAAATTGTAATATTCTTGTATAGACTAATATCTGTCACCCTGTATACCTCCTTAATGTTTGGTTATTGTTGTTAATGCACTCTCGACTGTCCTTTTAAGATCCATCAATAAAAGACCAATTCGTGTAGTCAGTTCTTTTTCTTTCTTTAATTCAGCCTTTAAAGCCATCATTTCTAGCTTTAATTCTTGGACATCGTGAGCGAGAGTATGGCCTTTATTATCATTATCCATTGCACTAATATATACTTTTTTGTAGGATAGTCAAGCCTCTTGACAAAATAAAATAATCCTTTAAAAATAAACACATAATATTCTACTTCCTTTCTTATGAGTAGTCTCCTCCCCCGGGGACTACTCTTTTTCTGTTAAGAGAGCATTAAAAGAAATTACAATGCGCTCTTTTGTGCCTTGATACACTTTTGCATCATGCAAGAGGTATGAGGGGAATATAAACAAATGATCGTTCTGGGGTGTAATGCTGGTTGCTGTATGTGACTGTGAGGCTACATCTGTACACAGAGCCTCTTGTGGATTATAGAAGGTGTTAGATCCGTTGTCCTTGGTCGAATCCCCTACATCCACGTAATAGAGTCCACCCCACGCACAGTTAGGGTGACGGTGTGGTCCATGATAGCCTCCGCTACGGGTAATATGAAACCAGCTCTCTAAAAAATTAAGATCAAGTTTTTTCTCATCAACAGCCGGGTTATTATATTTAGCTACTTTAAGCATACAGCCTGCAATAAATCTTTTTAATTGATCCAGTCCTGCATGTTCCTTTTTAAAAAGACCAAAATCACTCTCATAAAGATTCGCTTTAATTTCCGGTGATGTGTGTGAATCAATGGCATCGTACCCACGTGCTGAACTTTCTCGGATCTCACGCAGGAATGCACTCAGGGATTCCCTGTGCGTTTCTGCTTCTCCATTCTTAAAGGCGTAGCCTTCAACTTTAAATAAGAGTGTTGGTTGTATCATCGTCCCTGCCTGTGGTAAGCCTTCCAGCTATGTCGTTTCTTTTTGTTCATCATACATAATGAAGTGTTTGTAGACTGTCCTATGCTTGTCTTCTTTACTGTTGGTCTATGGGCTACAATTATATCTTTTCTAAATTTCTTCCGGCTCATTTAAATATAGATAGTCTGGTGGTGCATTCTTGTTAATAGAAACATGTGCTTCCCCAATAACATCATACGTGATTTTTCCATTTTTCTTTTGTTCAAGTAACCCTCCACAGAGTGTACATTGAAAGAGAACAGCCGGAGCTTTCTCAGGAAGCTGAACCAAGTTGGTTCTCTCCTTACACTTCGGGCAGTCCCCTACGACCAGAGACTTAGTGTATGTGTGCGTATCATCACCATATCCTAAGAATCTGTCTATTAACAACTGCTTCTTTTCGTCAGCTGTCAGACTGGTTATTTTCTTTTTTTCGGTCATATTTAGTTTTATCCTTATACACTTTGTGTTTAAAGTCAATGAGTGCCTTGGCAATAGGGTTACGCTTTTTTGGCAGTTTAATCATAAAATACCAGCGGCGTGACAATAAAATAATATTATCAAGATCAAAAATAATTGTGTGTGGGCACGCATCAATGCATATCTCCCCAGCTGTCGCCGGATTCATAATCAACTTTGTTAGGTATTTCTAATTCTACCGCATTCTCCATAATATTAATAATCTTTTTTGCCTGGGATTCATTTTCAAGTGAAAGGTCTAACTCATCGTGTATTTGTATATGAGGAACAATACCTTCCTTATAAAGATCCAACATAGATTTTTTAGTCATGTCGGCAGCTGATCCTTGGATAAGTTTGTTAAGAGCCTTGTAGGTAAAGGCACGTTTAATCCCTGGGCCATACTCTTTAAGAGCTTCTTCATGGAGCAAAGGCTTATGCATTCCAAAAGAACGTGGCTGCCACATGTTAAACCTACAACGGCGACCACCTAGAGTCCTGATCACTCCTGATGATTCGGCTCTGTCTGCTACTGCATATGTTAGTTGTTTAACAAATGGTACGCGCTCGTGATATTGTTTGAATAATTCTTCAGCTCGTTCGTTATCAATACCAAGTTCTGCTGCTAATTTTCCTTTCCCCATTCCATAAAATAATCCCAAGTTAATAGTTTTCGCTTGTGCCCGTGGAATATCAGCCATATCTGCCACTATTTGGTGAAAGTCTACATTTTCTCTTTGGTAAGCTTCAACAACATCACTCACTCCCACAAGTCTTTGAAGGGATGCGTAGTGTACAACTAGTCTGGGCTCTTGCTGATTGTAATCAAAAACAGCCCACTTACATCCTTCTTCTGGAATAAATAAGGACCGAATCAATGGCCCTAAGTCTTTATTTCTGGCTGGAATCTGCTGTAAATTGGGGTTCGCATATGAAAATCTTCCCGTGACTGTGCCACCATCATCTGAGCGTAGCTGATTAATGTCTGCATGAATACGTCCATTGTGATGATGTTTAAGAATAGTATCAATAAAAGTAGTGTGGGCCTTATTAGTCTCGCGTGCTGCTACAATAAGTTGTGCGAGTTTATGGGGGTGATTAGAAAGAAAGCCTTTGGTGAAAGAGGGTTCCTCTGATTTTTCTGTTCTGTCATAAGGTAGTTTAAGCTTATCGAATGCTTTGGCAATAGAACGTGCAGCCCATATCTCTACATTCAGTCCAGTTAATCCTTTAATGGCTACTAATATCTTTTCCTCTTTTGCAGCTAAGGATCGTTTTAATTGATGGGCTTTCACTTCATTAACTCGAACTCCTTGGAAACGCATATCCACGAGGCATGGGAAAAGATCGGTTTCTAATTTGAAAACGTCGGTGAGATCTTGTGCACTAATTTCTGTTTGTAATCGTTTCCATAGTTTAAAAGTAAGATCTGCGTCTTGTTCCGCATAGCCCCCAACGTAAAGAGGGGGGAGTTTATACATCTCTGATTTAGGATTTACGCCCCATTCTTTGCCGGCCTCAACTAATCCGCTTTCATTTTTTCCTTTCCCAAGATAATCTCTTCCCAATGCATCAAGTGTATAACTGCGTCTGTTCTCATCAATAACAGAAGCGGCCATCATAGTATCTACGATTGGCCCTTGAACCTTGTACCCTGATCCTTTGAGCCAGCAGACATCATACATCGCATTATGAAAAACTTTCGTTGCGGGGGAATTCAATATTGCTTGGAGCCATGCACGTGCACGCTCAGTGTCCACGTTTCCTGTTTCATGGCCCACGGGGTAATAGCCTTTAAAATTTTCTGATGCAACAGCAATGCCAATGATGCGTCCTTTTTGAATAATGGCACCGGAGCCTTTGATCTTTAAGTTAGGATCGTATGTTTCTAAGTCAATGGCTATTGTATCTTCTTTGGTGAGGTTTGGAAATTGAGCGGGGACTACCCATTCTGGAGGAGGGGAAAATAAACTTTTAAATTGCATTTGTCTACTCGTCATAGTCTCTCTCCTTTATCATTTCTAAATAATGCATCGCTTTATTTATATCGGCTGCGTGTCCTTTGTCGCGATGCCGACATACATACTTTATAACATTACCTTCTGCCCATAGCAAACCATTTTTATTAATAAATTCAGCAGGTTGAATTTTAAATTTTAAGTAGTGATTTCCTTTGATTTGTTTTTTAAGTGATTTCATATATGGTATGTGCGTTCAGGATTCTCCGGCTCTACAATATGTAAAGTTTTTTTTGTGCGCGTAACACCAACATAATACAAGCGATGTTCATCATCAGGGTTTTTATGAAACCCTTCTTCTGTTATTATTGTTAATTGAGGAAGTAAAACTACATTTGTTGATTCGCCACCTTTTGCTGCATGAATTGTAGAAATTGTGATCCTTGGCGCTTGCTTCAAGTCCTCACCATTACGAAGCATAGCGCGAATATACTCACTTTGCCTGTCGGTAACACTGTCAAACGCTTCATACCATTCCTCTTGCGTCAATAATCCATAATGCTTCAAACATTCCTTAAAATTATATTCGTTGTCCTTATCCATTGTTTTTAATTGTTTATACCCATGTTTAATTTTTCCACCTGCAACAGTCATATAACTATAGATACTATTAATATCTGAATAGGGTAATCGAATCTCTCCACGTTTCCATTTGGTCCAATTCCTAATTGCTTTTAGAAGTTGTGGATTGGCGGAAGTGTTATGACGGTATTGATAAAACCACCCTGCCTGTTCACACCGATCACGAAAAGGTTCAAGTAAATAATTTGTGCGTGCAAGAATAAGCCACTGTCCTTTGCTCATATCTATTTCTTCATGATTATTATAATAATAAATTGCACCGAGTTCATCATGAGGCAACCATTCTTTTTGTCTGCGTTTTTCAATGCGATTAACAATAACTTGTGAAAGTTCGTGAACCACTTGTGGTACGCGGTATGATTTTTTTAGAACTTCGATGTGACCATTTAATTTTCTAAAATGTTCGACATCCGCACCAGCCCAACGAAAGATAGCTTGATCGTCGTCACCTGCAATATAGACATCTTCTGAATGTTGAGTAAGTTTTTGAACCAATTTCCATTGGAGGTGACTGAGGTCTTGTGCCTCATCGATGAAGATAACTTTGAACCGAGGAAATGTAGCGTTTTCAATGGCTTGCGTGAGCATATCACTAAAATCTAGGAGTCCATAATCTAGTTTGTATTGCTTTAAGCCGCGATCAATTGCTTCCAATAAGTGCCATTCAACATCACCCGCGTGTTCATTTTGATCAAATTGTTCACGTGTACTCACTCCTCTCGCTTTCGCTAATTCTATAATACTTAAATATTCGGAATCAGAGGAAAAATAATCACTTTCCTCGGATTGGTGTGAAGCATATTCAACCTGAGTTCCCATAAGTTTTCCAAAATGTCGGTAGTGTCCATTGTTCATGACTTTATCTTTGTTTATTCCTAATGTGCGAAAAGCAAAAGAGTGAAGTGTTTGGAAATATTTTAATTCATCTTTTTCAAAATTAAATTTAACACATGCACGATTGATGGCTTCATTTGCTGCACGTTTAGTAAATGCAAAATATCCAATCTCTTTTGGAAGAGCTCCTTTTTCTAAATATTGTTCTACTAATTGCAAGAGTCGAGTTGTTTTCCCCGTACCAGGTGGGCCTAAAATTATTGTTTGCATAGGTTATGTTTTTTTCTTCTTATTATGAGAGTTTGCAAAGTGAGCTTTAATTGCTGGATTTCTGCTATCGGGAGTTGCATAGCCCAATGTGTCGTGCGTTTCTTTTATTGTTTCAAATCTAGGGTCTCTACCAGAGGGGGCTTTGTGGTCTCGCAAATAAATAAATGTGCCCATCAGGGAAATTTTGTATAGTTTTATATTTCCACACACAGAACAGTATTTAAGGTTTACCTTATAGTCTACTGTAGGGATATCAAGTTGTTTTTTCCAATCCTCAACTGAGCGGCAAAAACAATCCCCGCACAACCCTCCATGTTTAGGTAAGGGTTTTTTGGCAGAAGGTGAGTTGCTTCTTATTGCAGGGTGATTCTGGGCTTCATTCCACCTAGTGTTAATTTTTTTTATTAGGTGGGGAGGTGGTGTGTCAACAGATGCTTCATCATTTTTGAATTTGAAAAAGAGCGAGAGATCTTTATTGGCTGTAGGAACATGTAAATCCACGAGAGAGGAATCTTTTTTAGGTACTACCCAATACGCAGGCTTCAAACGATACTTCATCTCATCATATATAACTTGATATCCTGCAAGTAGGCGTTTACCGGGCGTAATTATAAGAGGGTGTTCTCCTAAAATAAGAAAAGGCCAGTTTTTTGCATTGAGGTGGTTCATGATGAGGGATTTTTTTATTTTCTCTTTTAGCTCCTGTATGCCCTGACCGTTGAAATCCTTAGCTTCAGAGAAGGGTTTAATTTCCGTAATAATAGTATTACTAAAACCATAAGTAATTTGTTGGTCCGGCTCATAGCCGTTACTATTATCGAACTGTGGTTCTGGCTGTACTCGAGCTTCCTGATCCGGGCATTTAAATATTGTCTTTATAAAGTTGTACCATATTGCTTCCAGTCTAGAACGAAACACATGTCCATCAATCTCAACAGCGGATCCTTTTGTCATATTTAAAAACTATCCTCCTCTTTAAATTTAGGTAAAGTAATTGTTAATTGATCAATATTTGTCATTTGTATGACCCGAACACGTTGGGTGGTTTTAGGGTCTATCCTAATAGTTTTAGATTTAGCACCTATATTCGTGAGGGACATTTCTGTCCATCGTTCTGACCTATCCCATTTTTTCTTAGTTAGATAGGTCCACAAGTTTTCAAATAAAAAAATTATTTCTCCTTCAATTGCCACAGGTACTCCACGTTTCAAATCGGCGATAACTTTCCCTTGTGTTCGGTTAGTACAAAAATCTTTAAGGTAGCGCTGCAATCTCACCAAGGGATCGGAATCTCCTGACGAAGGAATTACGGTAACTTCATCCATTAAACCATTTATTAATAATCTCCAATCTTCATCCTTAACTTTAGGAGGCATATGATTCAAAGCATCTATGCATTTTTTCTGAAAACGTGTTTGCATTTGTATTTCATCTGTGTCGAGTTCAAGACGTTGTCCATCTACATTTAAGAACCAGATAGGAGGAGCAGTGTCGTATTTTGCTAAAGAACTAAGAATAGGCATCTGTCTATCTTCACCTCCAATACCGTACTTCCGAGTACGACACAGAGCCTTGTTACAAAAAGATACAATAGGCTGCTGTGTGCATTTATAAAAATAATCTTTTTTAACCAAAGACTTCTTAACACTTTCAACTTCTTTTGAGCCTAATGGCTTACTCATATATTTATAATTATATTCATCAACTAAATTTTCCCACCTATCCGGATCAAACTTACGGGCATACACTCCCATGTTATAGAGAGCCTCGTTTCGTTGTCCTTCACCGACTTTATTCGCACATAAGGTTTGTAAACATGGTGGGCCTTCATACATATCTTCTGCGTTGCTACGAATATTTAATTTACTTAAATTTTCTAATGCAGTCGTACCATACATTTTCATAAACTCCTCTAAGGTTGCTTGTTTACCTTCCTTTGTGAAAGCATATCGTGTAGTCTTATTACCCCCGTGATAAGGCATATTTAAAAAGTTTCCTACGTCTTTAGGGTCGTTAAGAGAAATTTGTTTTGGAAATATTTCTTTATTGGCATATCCCAGAACCGCTGCAATCTCGATCAATGTATTTCGCATAAGTTCGGCACTTACTTTATTTGTGGTGAATAAAAAAATATGGGCACCACCACTTTTTGAACGAAAAACAATAAGAGGTAACTTTAGTTTATTAATTTTTTTAACCAGAGAAGTGTGATTAAAAGGATAATCGTCTATGTCAATGCACCCCCATGAACAGAGATTTTTACGGTTAATGGGAATAATTCCTAAACTAGGATTCTTTCCCTCCAAGTGACTTTCCCAAAGTTTATCTGTAACTTCTTCTCGAACAATTTTTATTTTTCCTTTAACTTTAACAGTGGCACTTTTGTCAGGAGGAGCATATTGAAGCCCATAAGCGTCTTCTAACCCCTCAAAAATGAATTTAAATTTAGTAATTATTTCTGTCTGCATATTATTTATTATAACGTTAAATAAGAATCAACATAATAGCGCGACTTTATAGCGGTCGCTATAGGATACCACCTTACTATTCCATTAATTAAAACGGAGACTTACGCTGTTCTTCAGTTTGTTCTGGCTTAGGAGCTGCAATTTGTGAGTGAATCATTTTATTATCAAAGGAATCAGCGAGGCTGAGAGCCTTTTCAAACAATGCATCATCCGTTCCATCAACCAATGGTTCAAGTCTTTCAATACCCCAGTTATACCAACTTCCCTTATCATTCGACTGTTGGGCAGATTTTAACTTATAATAGTGACTGAAAGAAGGAGGAGTAAAATAACCATCTTGTCCTTTAAACTGAACATCGGTCATCAAATTATTCCATCTTCTGCTCACTTTTAAATTGGTCGATTTAAAAGTAACAACTGCAGGCTTAGGTGCACTACCCTCTGATACTAACAGCACAAAATGATACGCAGTTTTTTCTAGATAATTTCCGTTAGGAAGTCTATCTTTAAAAGACCCATCTCGTGTTGTTTGTTTTAGGATATCACTGGTAATAGCATGAAAAGCTATAGGAGATTTAGGGCCTGTGCCCCTATCTGCCCATTCTACATATTGGATCGCAAAGCCCCAAGGAATAACCTGAACACCTTCATCTCCATCATACAGAGTGTCTCCAGCAGGATCCAATATCATACCGGGTTGAGCTCCTTTCACATGGCTTGCATCATTTTTATTATTTTCTGGTGAACCATTTTGAAGAAGTTTCAATGTTGGCATTGACTTGTCTTCCTGTCGGATATTTTCCAATCCACGCGATTTGACGGATTCAAATTTTGAAACCATACCAACCGCTGTCGATTGTTTCTTTACTACTTTGTTCTTCGTTTCTGACATAGTATTTTACCTCTTTATTTTAGTTTGCTGACCACTAAATGTATTGAATATATCGGGAGGCAGGTCCTGGCCAGCTTCGACCCTCTCCCGATAAAAAGCACGCAGTGTGGATGGATGCACAGCCATTCGCTGGCTAGGCATAAATCCCTGCGCCTCTGCAAGGCCACGGAAATCCCCAGCCTTGTTGTCTTCGCCCCGACCGAAAGAAACCGTCACATCGTTTTTAATGAGGTCTTCAAAGCCGTTCTCGCGAAGCCATTGGAGCGCCTCTCCCTCTTTGCCTTTGGTAATCGAAGCGCCATATACCTTCTTCACAGTTACCGATGAACCGTCCGAAAGTTTTAATTCTGATAAATTCCTTTCCGCTAATGCTTCAGGAATAAGTTCATAAGAAATTTCTCTAAGTTTTCCCTTCTTCCAAGAAATTTCATCTTCAAGTTTTTGAATTTCTTTTTCTAATTGGATTTGTCTTGTGCACAAGTTAGCTATGGATTCTAAACTATTGTCGGATAGTTTATCAATCCCTGATCCTTGAGCCTTTTCCATTCGTTCTATAAGTCTATTCACTTCTGCCCCCTTGGTGTAAATTAATATCCAGTGGATAATATTTAAATTCTTGCTTGTCCCACTTTAACAATTTAAATTTTCCATTATTAATTGTGGATACGATCGACGCAGCCACCGCCATAATAGCAGGGTCGCCTGTCAATAACAAGTAGTCATTGTCATTAAAATCTTTTAACCCTTTACGCAATTGTGTAATTAAAGGCGCGGGACTATAAATCATTTGTGATTGTTCGGGTAGCAAAAAATGTAGCTTCCCGTATTCCGTTGCACCCATAATGTTAATACGTGGAATTCCTTTGGAAGTCCCTTGTATTTCTTGAGTTACGTAAACGTTGGATTTTTTCATAACAATTATATTCTTTATCCTTGACTTTATATATAAGGATGATTATCTTATATGTCAACTATAAAGAATATAATAATGCAATATAAATTTAAAACAAAGCCGTACAAGCATCAATTGGACGTTTTTGAGCGTTCATGGAATAAGGATGTCTTTGCTTCCTTCATGGAAATGGGTACTGGAAAATCTAAGATTTTACTGGATAACATCGGTATTCTGTATGATCATGGTAAAATAAATGCGGCACTCATCGTTGCCCCTAAAGGAGTATGCAATACATGGTATAAAGAGCAAATCCCCACCCATCTTCCGGGTCATATTGACCATAAAGTTTTGTTATGGAATCCATCACTTTCACAGAAAATGAAGAAGGATTTAACTGATATTTGTGACCCCGGTTCTCCGAAGCTTCATCTTATGATTATGAATGTTGAGGCTTTAAGCACACAGAAGGGAATGAAATTTGCTTCTCATTTTTTGAGTGTACGTAAGGTTTTATTTGCCATTGATGAGTCGACTACGATTAAAAATCCCAAGGCGCTACGCACAAAAAACATTATAAAACTAGGTGAGCATATAACATATAAAAGGATTTTAACGGGATCTCCAGTTACAAAATCACCTTTAGATCTTTATAGCCAATGCTATTTTTTAAGTCCTCATCTGCTTGGCTTCTTTTCTTATTATGCGTTTCGTGCACGTTACGCCTTGATGCACTCTAAAGTATTCCATGGACGTCATGTTAATCTTATTACGGGGTATCAACGGCTCGCTGAGTTAAGTGAAAAGCTACAGCCTTTTTCTTCTCGGGTCTTAAAGGAAGATTGTTTAGATTTACCACCTAAGATTTATATGAAAAGATATGTAACATTATCTCCTGAACAAAAACGCATGTATGCACAAATGAAGCATCAAGCATTGGCAGAATTAAATGGCAAACTTATTACAGCTCCTACTGTACTTACACAACTTATGCGTCTTCATCAAATTACATGTGGTCATACAAGTGATGCACAAGGAAATGTACAAAGCATTCCTAACAATCGTCTTAATGAATTGCTTGCGGCATTAGAGGAAACTGAAGGCAAAGCAATCATCTGGGCTCATTATCAACATGATGTTGAAATGATTGTAAGTGCTATCAAGAAAAAATTTGGTGATGATAGTGTTGTTGATTATTACGGAAAAACTTCTATGGATGATCGACATACTTATATTCAAAATTTCCAGCATAAAGATAATGTACGCTTTCTTGTTGGGACTACGCAAACTGGTGGGTATGGTATTACCTTAACTGCTGCAAGCACTGTCATTTATTATTCTAATGGATATGACCTCGAGAAGAGACTGCAATCCGAAGACCGAGCGCATCGTATTGGACAAAAGAATGCAGTTACCTACATTGACTTGGTCGCAGAGGATACAATCGATGAACGGATTACAAAATCTCTTCGGAAGAAAATCAACATCGCCACAGAAATAATGGGTGAAGAACTTAAAGATTGGATTTAATTAATCTTTATAGTTTTCTTCTTTTGATCTGCAGGCGGATCATATTTTAAATCCACACGCAAAATCCCATCCTCTATCTTCGCATCCGTGACCTCTACATAATCTGCTAATTGCCAACGTCTTATAAATTTACGTGTAGCAATTCCCTTGTGTAGGTAGTCCTGTTTTTTGTCAGACGTTTCTGCCTTGACAGTTAAAACATTCTTCTCTACATCAACGGCCACGTCTTTCTTGGACATTCCTGCAACAGCTATTTCTATTTGATAGTGTTCAGAATCCACCTTCTTAATATTATAAGGGGGAAATGTATCCACGTTAACGTGTAACCTTTGCATCTGATCAAAAACACGATCAAACCCAACGGTCCAGTGGTCAAAGAATTGTTGATTAAATATACTCGGTAAGTTATTCATAACTCCTCCTAAAGCAAGTTAATAAAATGTGGGCCTTAAAAAGCACCCACGGCACATATTTAATATATATATTTTTAAGAAATTTGCAAGTCTAATTGCGCGTAGCTGGTCTCTTTACATTTACAGTCAACACACTTGCAGTGTTCGGGTCCGGCACAATCTGTTCTGCCACAATGGCATACATGATTGCAGTCATTACATGTTCCTACGCCTTCTTGATCATCAGTCATAACTATAGCTCCCTGTGCTTGAGGTAGTGACGTCTTGTAACAACTCGAAGATTTGTCCATGTTGTTCCATAATTTCTTTGTCCTTGTTTCTCATTTTTTTCAAATCTTTTTTCAAACTACTCACTTCGGTTACTAGATTTGCTAAGTCTAGTTTCATCTTGAGTTGATTTTCAATAACCTCTTTTCGATTTTCCTCTTCAAAAGATGTATACATAGTATTAACTTTAGAATCAAGTTTAGAAATATACCAAATAACCGCTATCCCTTGAACGAGCACAAATGCTACAATCGCGAAAGATATTTTAAATCCGTTCATTCTGTTACTTCCTCCACAATAATTGAACTTTTGTTAAGCTCTTTATTGAGCGCCGGGAAGGTCCAATTTAATTTTAACTTCCCGTTTTCACCCCAGTCGTTTCCATCGAGATTAAGTTTGTCCAGGGTTACATTGAATTTAGGATATCCGCACGCAGATATCAATAGTAAACCTAAGATAAGAAAAAGGAGGAATCCTTGGTATTTATTAGGAAAGGATACCAAGAGCCATTCCATAGATGATTTAAATTTTTCCCATAAAAATTTCATTGTTAATCCTTGATTATTCTTATAATTGTTTTTCGTGGTTCTTCTCCACTCTCATCTATTCTTGTTTCAGCCATAACTTTGTCACATTGTAATATAATATCTTCCGGCGATGTATTGCGTTGCCCTATGCGTCGTGCAGCCAAACATTCTGATACTGTGGAGTAATGATAATGCTCCTTTAATTTAGCCTCATCTCCTTCAATTATAAATAGGCATAACGCCACAACCATTTCAATCATATTAACGTCCGTTTGTATATTTTAAACTTCGTTGACCATCTTTTAACCTTTCAATATTTTCTGCCATCTTTTCTACTTGTGTTTGTAGAAACTCTATATTTACTTTGTTATGCATCATACCGTCAACAGTTGTTTGAATTTTTTCCACCTGCTTATAAAGGTCCTCGATAAGCATGAATTGAGAAGCATCGTCAGGAAGTGACCCTAAAAGACCCCGAGGCCACTTGATTCTAAAATCTGAGTTCATCACTACATCTTTATCCATAATTTCTAACTTAGTTGCGTGCTGATTTAATTTTTCTTGAATACCGAAAAAAGCCCATGTTCCGATTGCGACCATCGTGATCAAACTAGCAACCGTTTTCATAGGCATCTGCACGGCTGCCGATTCTGAAATTCTTAGTGGTTCATTAGCCATGCTGCCTCTATATTTTTTTGACGTTTGTCACAATGAAATGATACCATATAAACATATTCATTCATCAGTTTAGTACCAAAATCCTCAGTCAAATCATTCCAAACTTTTGATACTTGTGCATAGCCTGCTGAGCCACAAGAGTAATAGTCCATATATTTTGTTTCCATTTCTCCTCCAGTGCACCCGAGAACCGAGCAAATTCTTATCATTAAAATCCAGTACATGATTAATAATTGTAGACAACTTGGGGAAGATCCGTATAACGCGTTCTAAGATCTATGTGAATAAAACTTCTGGCCACGCCACAGGTCCATCCTTCGTTTAAAGCGAGTTTAATTAATTGAGCAGCATAGACACCATCCTTGCGTGCAATGTCTACCGCGCATGTATCAGTTCCATATTTTGTGTTACCAATAAGATGAAAACTATTCTTGCTTGCGGGATAACCTCGACCCTTGAGCCACTCATTATGCTCACTTGTTCTGCATCCACTGGTCACGGTCATGGATTGACCAAACTTTTCTCTAAAAGCGTCTAATGCCTCTCCAAAACCATCAGCTAACACCAATTGGCCCGTAGTGGGGCATTTAAGCTCCTCTGGCGTAAAATATTTCAATGTAGTACCTGACATCCTAATCTCCTTTTAAACGCGTCTCCGTGGCTCTGAGAGCGTTTTTTTTATCATAAATTGGTTAAATAGTAGAGAATACCGCAGATTACCGACACCACGCTTACTGCGGACACTCCTCCAATAAATCGCGCCATAAGTTGGCGTAATTCAAATGTATGTTTACTTGTTGATGCTTGTTGCACTTCAATACGATCTAATTTTTCTTCAAACTGTTCGTAACGAAGTTTGCATTCTCTTAAATGTAATTCAAGATTATGTGCGACTTGTTCTGTTTCAATCGGTGCCATTAAATTATCCCTCGTTGTTGTTTTCTAATTACCTGGTCAGACGGACTGAGTAAAGCCGATTCTGTTCTACTTAATCCGGTTGCAGGATTATACTGGTTTTGTCCTTGTTGGGGAAGTATTAATCCGGGTGCAGTATAATTTTGAGCTGTTATTACGGGAGCTCCGACACCAGCAGGAAGTTGAGATTGTTTGGAGAAAAATCCTTTTTTTACTTCGAGTTGAATATCGGAGCGTGGGTCAAATAAATCTTCCGTTAAACTTTTATTTTTATTACTAAGGTATAATTGACGCAACGACGACTTAGCCCCTGAATATGGATTCGGCAGTCCTTTCATCCTTGCCTCCGAGCTAAAGAATTCTCTCATTTTTCTTGAAATAAAGTTAGGATCAAATTTTCCTTTCTCAATATTTCTCCATGTCTCATAAGATACACGTCCTCCAAACTTCTCTCTCATTTCTTTACGGGACATGCCCAATTCTTTGGCGGCTTGCATTTGATAATATAATGTGCGTTGTGCTTCAAAAGCGACACGTAAATAATCTCTGTAAGAATTTAAAAGACCTTGAGGATTAAAATTTACCGGATCTCTTGCATAAGAAGATTCGGTCATATATCTATAAGCATTCTCGGTTGTGTCTTGATATGTGTTAATGAATTGTGGAAATCTCTCTTCGGGTTTTATAACCTGTACTCTAAACCCTGCAATGCCACCCAACTCGTCGGTAAAGTCATGTGTTCTCCATCCCTTGGTTTCAATTCCATAATAGGCTTGCCAAAGACGTTTAAGTTGAGAATAATTCAAAGGAGCAGACTGATAGAGAAGGTGCCCCGTAGCTTTTTCTACTTTGGTCCACCATTCATCTTCAGGATTCCAAATTTGACGACCCGTTTTAGTTTCTCCGTCTCTCAAAAATAAATTAGTCATACTGGTAAACCAAATGGAGGGACTTATGAATGGTTCAAGTATATGACCAAGTCCTCTTAGGACACCATCTCTTAATTTAGCCATGAGCCTTTGTTCATTCGTATCTCCATTAGCTACCTCTAAAAGTACTCCACGGACTCCAGACACAGTACCCTCATAAGGCATGATATACCCTAAATCAATATAGCGTGGGTTACCATCTGCGTCATCTTCCATTAACATTAGGGGATTATTTTTAGCATATTCCGCCACAAACATACGCACAGCATCTAATTTTTCTTGGCTTGCATTCGTACGATATTGTCCATACTTTTCAAGCATTGAACCACCCGCACCAATGCCTGCGGTCACACCAATTAATCGATTCCACCCGTCCCAATGCTGCCACCAGTTACCAGTTTTTAGTCCCCGTTTATAACCACGGGACATGTCTTGAATTGCCAGTTCTGCATTGTTATAGGTGCCTCTGATAATTTCTGAGGGGAAAGATAAGAAGTTGCCAAAAGGTGACAATCTAAAAGCTTTTTGAAGAGAGCCCACATATTCATAATTAGGAACCGTATCGCGTACTCGTTTTGCTGCCTCCCTCTTAATTTGTTCTTCACTCCATTCTGGAAAAGCTCTTTTTAAACGCATCTTTTCAAATGTATTAATAAACATTTTCCAAAAGTCGTCTTCCGCTACGTACGCGTCTTGAAATTTTTTAATATATTTTTTCCATACTTTAATTGGCTCTTTACTCGTCGCATAACCTAAAGGCCCGCCCGCTCCATGGACATCATCCATCAGTCGAGTAACATCCCCCAATCGCGCATTGGAATTAACAATCCCCAACTCCAACATTTCTCTATAGACTCGATTGGCCTCTTTAGTGTTCCCTGATTTAAAAGGTCCCTGTAAAGCTTTATATGATTCTCTCCATGCTTGCCATACAAGTTTGGGATGTAAAAGAGCCTCGGTCGCAACACCTGTGGCAGCGGTGAAATAACCTGCACTAATAAAGTTTCGTGCATGGGTAAATTGTCCAAAAACAGTTTTAGCTAAATTTGTATATCCTTTGGGTAAAAGTCCTAAATTTTTATATAGCCAGTCAGCAATTCTAAACCCCGTCGTTTCTCGCCATGGGGATTTTTGGGCTACTTCAAACATTTTTGCATGCTCACGCGGAGCATAGGCTCCTTTCAACGGATTCGCTAAAAATGATTCTCCCATCTGGGTTCCTTGATGGAACTCTAAACGTACTACCTTTTGATTCGGATATACATGCGTTTCTAAAAATTTAATTTTATCTGCTTCCGATCTAAAACCGCCCAATACATCATCAGGTACAACTATAGGGCGGTATGTAGATTTAGTTGCATCAAAGCCAGTCACCATTTGTTGTTCTACTCCATCAGGACCTTTAACAATTTTTGTCGTCGCTCCTCTCTTAAAATTCTGTCTTGATGAATTTACAATGTCATTGAATGTGTTAAAAATATGTGTGGTCTGTACGAGGTTCATGGCTGCATCTAAAAAGTTCATGCGAGGATCTTTTACTTCTCCAAAGAGTTCCTTGAAAAGAGGTGTCAGTTCTCTCCTTTGGTCCGTGTGCCTTGCTCCTCCTTTCATGGTGTTATAGAGTTTGTTAAAGATAGGTTCTAAAATATCACGCTCCGGCGAATGGCCTAAATCATCGAGGTTCAAGGACCAAAATGCCCTTTTAGAACCCATTGTAGTTGTTGCCTCGCTCCCTGATCGAATAATAAGTTGCACCATTTCGGTTGCTTCTAGATCAGTCAAAGGATAACCACGCATACGTGCATGACGCATGAGAAGTTTTTTAAGGCGATCCACAGCTTCTTGCCCCGGTTTTACACGGCCAAACAATCCCACGCCTTTTCTGTTCATTAACTTGTATGTATTTTCTAAATAACGTCCAATGGATTTATGTACTTCTGCAAAGAGTTCATCTTTAATACCCGCTTGTTCAAGAGAGCTACCGATAGACCTTAAAGGCTTATCTAAAAAGCTTCGCATTTTATACATCTCACCTAAAAGGGTTTTTAATTGAGGGTCTGTTGCACCTCTACTTTTCAGCATATTAATTAATCGGAGTGTCATCTCCCGATCAGGGATGCCCTCTTTGTAGGATTTTAAAATATCGTTAATTAAATTATAAACTTCTTTTCTTTCTTTTTTCGTAGCCGCATTTAACGATGTGCTTAAAGCAGGGTAAATAGAATCTAAGGCTTTGTTAAAGTCCATCATGATTTCATTCGCCATATTTTCCTGTGCTTTCTTGTCTCCCTTTAATTTATTGAGTTTATTGAAAAGAGGGAGAGAGGCTTCTCCACGCGGGCGTACGCTTGCAGCAGCTTTATCTAAGATCCTTACAATACGGGAGTTAGAATTCACCATATCTTTGCTATTTTTATAAATAAATTTTCCGACCTTTCCCGTTCCTACAATGGCACTTGTAAGAAGGCCACCTTCTATGCCCCATTTAGCTCTATTTTTTAGGCGACGCCATGCATCTTCTGAATTACTGGGTTGTTCCCCATATACTTTTTCACTATTATAAGCTTCATATGTTAAGGGATAATATTTTCCTGAAAAAATACTTCCAATCTCACTAAGAGATCTTTCTGATGCAACAATGGCTTCGCCTGCACCAATACCTAAAAATCCAGCAGCGGTTTCCAGTCCCATATCCGTTTTACGATTTTTAGCTATTAATGCGTCTTTTAAATTTTGACTTTTAATATTGGTGTATTGACCCGCTCGTTTTGCATCCACAGCCTTGCGGGCAATTTTTTGGGCGAACTTTCGTCCCCAGTTTGCAGGAATACCATAATTAATAATAATTTCAGTTATTTTTCCAGAGAGTCTTTCTTCTGCAATTTCTTCAAAAGGATTGATGGTATCAAAAAAGTCTTCTACTTTAGCCGCCGTGTTTGTGTCCTTTGTCAAATCATAAACATCGGAGAATAACGATACAAAACCTTCCGGAATTTTAATAGCACCGGAGACAAGTCCTGCACCCATTGCCTTATACCACGATGGCCTATTTGCTTTTTCGGAAGCATTAAGCTCGTAAATACTTTTAGGTTTTTCATTTTTTTCTCCTGAAAGTCCGGCCATAGGTCACCCCTACCCGAAAGTTAGAACTTCATCGGTAGCAAAAGCAGGATCTCCTTCCTCCATCCCTGCAGAATAGCTGCCACCTGTAACCACAGTAAAGACTACTTCACCTGGACTTAAATCATCAACATATCCAGGTTGGTCCTTTCCAAGTCCAGCGTTCTCATCTCCATTAAGGCCAAGGTATCGTACACGTGTACCGTTAGGAAGTATCAAAATCATTCCTCTTTCAATATTACTATTGACCCATGCATCATTCATGGCCCTGACTATATCAGTATAATCCAAGAATGAATTTCCGGTGCCTTGATCCACAAGAGCTTGACGATCGGCCTCACTTAAACGCTCTGAGGATGCTTGGGTCATCGCTGTAATATCATCCGTTCTGTAACCATTAAATAAATTACCAGGCATAACTACTTCTTCTGGATTTCGAGAAATCCATAACGGGAAGGAGTCAAATAACGTGGTTACGTTCTTGTTGTATTGCTCTTCCGTCATACCCCCTTCGTCAAACAAAGTTTTTGCGTCACGTAAAGCACTTCTCATTCCATCCAGTGTATATTGTAAAGGTTTTCGATCATCGGCCAGTTGGTTTTTATCATAGTCCTTATTTGCGTTAATATACTCTTGAGCAACATTAGTAATACGGAATACTCTTCCTAATCCATACAATTCCATTTGCTCACCAAAGTCCGTAGGGGTCAAGGGTTGCCATGAATAAATAAGACGTTCTGCTTGTTGAATAAGATCCTCTTCAGCAATTTCAGCATAAGGTACTTTAAACAAAGCTTCCATATCACTTTTAAATTTTGGAGATTCAAGACGAAGACGAGTTCCTATTTCCATGACTGTTTTTCGTTGTTGATCGATATCTTTAGGCTTGTTAAGTTGTTTCCATATTTCAGTCGCATATCCCAAACTAGCCTCTTTTTTAGCTAGTTCGGCTTGCTCAGAGGCTGCTTTTAATTGTGCATAATTTTCTATGTCTTGCACTGCAAAGGCACGTTCTAAATCTTTTTCCTCACGTTTTCTCTCAGCAAACTGAGGGAGAACTTCTTTCCCTGCTCTTAAAATATTTTCCCCTAATGTTTCTGGTCCAGGGAGTCTTGCGAAAAATTGTGCCAAGTCAAGCCAATCAGCCTGACGTGAGGGGGCCGGTAAATATTCTCCACGTAATTTTGCCTGTTCTTTTAAATACTCCTCACGAGTTGGAAGTTTTGACTCAGGAAAATAACCTTCTACGCCCTGTGCCATTCCTATAACATCGTCTGCGTCAGTACCAAATATGTTACCAAATTGTTCTTTAAATTGATCTCTAACAGTAGTACCATCTTGAAGTCCTATACGACCTCCACGCGCATAGCGCGGACGATGCTCAAGTCCCGATGTAATTCCTACACCATGTGCATCGCGAAAGGTACGATCAAACATTTTTCTTTTTAATACTTTTGATTTCATAATTACCCTGTAGGGGGCCTTTGAGAGCCGTGATACACAGATCCAAGCAAACTCGTACCAAGCCCAGCAATACCCAGACCTACACTAAGAGGGGTTGCGGGAGCATTCATCATACGGGTCGATGTTGGAACACCAGCAGATAACCCTGTTAATTGTTCACCAAAGAAACCATACCGTTCGTAAGGCTCCATGGCAGCCATGCGTCCTGCTTGCGCTTGGGCATCAAGAAGAGATTGTTGATAAACTCGTTCATCTTGTGCTAGACCAGCAAGACCGGCTATTTGTCCTTGTTGTAATTGTGGCACCCCTTGAGCAAGATTCATTTGATTTTGAAATTGTTGTTGGGCTCTTCCTAAAGCACTTTCATATCCTGCTTGACTTAAACGGGCTGTGGCATCAGTAATTGCTTGCCCTCTATTTCTCTGCATCTCTGCGGTCAGAACACCAAACCGATCTCCACCAAATTGGTTTCCTGCCTTGGATGCTTGGGCAATTTCCTGCTCATCATAACTTCTATTAATTTCAGCTAAAGTTGTATCAAGTACATTTTGTTGATAGGGACTCATCAAAGATGAAATGGTAGCTGCGCTTGGCGCTGCCATAGTCTCTGCCGCTTGAAGATAGGGCTCATAGGATGCAATGCCTGTACCACCAGTAAAGCCTGTGATCCGTCCGGTAGCATCTCGTTGGAGTGTACCCAAACCTGCTTGTGTTGCACCCCGTTGTTGTGCTTGTTGACCAAATAAAGACTGCCCAGTAATTGTAGGAGCAAATTGAGCTGTATCAAGAGGTTGTCCAGTAAGAGCAGTCAGACGATCAGTTAAAATAGTCCCGGCTGCTTCTATATGGGGTGCTTGTGTTGTATAGGATGCGCTCATTAAACTCGTGCCTCCAAATTATTCATAAGATTATACATGCGTTGTGCTCCTTTGTTCACGCTTCCTCCACCTGCAGCACGTACAGCATCAGCGGTCATAACGAATTCATTTTTGCTTACACGTGCATCTACATCATCTGCTCTTTCTTTTGAGCCATAAGGAATAAATCCTCCACTATCTCTTAAATCAAGATCATGTCCTTTGGGAATGCTCGCGATTCCGCTACCACGGGCATATCCAATTCTTCCACCTTTAGCCCTAAAGTCCTTTATCCGTTTCTCGTGGTCTTCCCAAAAGTCCTTTTTTCGTTCCGTCGAAAATTTTTCAAATTCCTCAAGCGTTAAATTAGGGTTTTGGAAGAAGTCCCGTAATGCCAGTTCAAGGCCACTTGGATCATAGCGACCAGAATAACCACCAGGATTAACTACTCGTCCTCTGTTATATCCCGGTCGTCCGCCTTTAGCCCTAAAGTCCTCACCTTCATCTATTATCTTCAGAGCTTTTGTGTATATAGCATTCTGCTCCTTTTGAGATCTACTATAAAAGTCTGTGAAAGGTGCTATCTCTAATGCCATTTCCTCAGCAAGAATTTCAGCTTCATATTTACGATCACCAGAATAACCACCAGGATTAACTACTCGTCCTCTGTTATACCCCGGTCGTCCGCCTTTAGCTAAAATATCTTCAACTTCTAATGTTTCTGTTTCTTCCATCATCCCTGGTTCTTGGCCCGGGGTCTCTTGTTGTTCTAATTGTTTCATGAGTTGTTCCAATGGATTAAATTCTGAAGGATCAGGGGCCATGGCCATTTGTTCTGTCTCTCGTGCTATGGCTTCCCGTGCTTTTTCTTCAGCTTCGTCTGGAGCAAAACCTAATTGGATAAAAAATTTATAGTAACGTAAAAATTCTTCTGATTCTTCCCCAGGGATAGGTCCATCAGACATTACTGTTTCGATTGTTTCAATTCCTTCTGGAGTTTCTATTGTCTCACGCATAACTTCTTCGTCCAATAAATCAGGAGGCGTTTCTTCAAAATCTAATAATTCTCCTTCGGTAATTTCAGGAGGTCCCCATGCGGGATCATCTCCTTCTCCACCTCGTCTCAATCCTATTCTATCGGGTATTGATTGCCGTGCGGGTATTGATCGCCGTGTTTTTTGTGTTGGTGGCAGAGGCATATACCACGAAAGACCAAATTGGTCAATTTCTGGTGTTGGTTCTATTGCTGGTGTTGGTTCTATTGCTGGTGCTGGTGCTATTGTTTCTTTAGTTTGCATGCCGTATTTGTCCATCATATCTCCCAAAGGAATAGAGGGTAATTCGTGCCATTCAGAAAGAAGAGCTTCTGTTTGTTTAACAAGTTCACTATAAGGAATATTCTCATATGGCATATTATATAGCTCTTCCATATCACGTCGAAATGTAGGAGTTCCAGATAAACTTTCTAGTATGTCCCTCGCGTCAGACCCACCGGGTTGGCCCTCGCTCCCTAAAAAAGGATGGCCTCCTTGGTACAGGCCTACACGGCCACCTTGACTTAAATTGGCAATACCCTGATTGGCGTTTAAATAACCTGAAAATTGTTGATGAGGGGTCAAAGTATTAACAAAAGACTGAGACATCCCTGGATTAACTGTAAGACTTTGTCCTACACTTTGTGGACCACTAATGGGGCCACCAACTCGAAGACCCATGATACCACCATCTTTTGCTAACCAAGGCTTTGCTTCCGCTTCGTCTCGCCATGCACTGGGAATCATATATACTGAAACCTCGTCTTCATCCATACCATGCTTCAGAGCATATCGCGCAATTAATCGATTTCGTAGTCTTCGTTGTTCTTCAGCTTGCCCTCGTGTAAATGCTAAATATTCTTCTTGCTTTTTTCTTGCATCTTTCATAGCTTTGTATCCCAAAAGCCCGGAGCCAATAGCCGCTAATTCTAACCATTGGAAAGAAGGTATGCCTGTTTTTTCAACTGGTTTCCCAGAGCCACCTAAATTTTTTAATATTTGAGCTTCGTCCTTGTTGATATATGCTAGAAATTCTCCTTCTGGTGCATATTGCTCTAGTAGTTTTTTAGCTTCTTTAATTTTCACTTGACTGTCCATCCTATTCTTCCTCTAAATTTACATCGCCTTTTAAAAGCGATAATTGGGCAACAGTTATAGTTACATCTTGTTGGAAGTCATCCTCTGTTGTATCAGTGTTGCCATCTGCTACATCAGTTTTAAATGCTTCAGTTGATTCATAGACGCGGCCGGTTCGTTTATTACGAATTGTCGTGACCGATTCGGCAGGAAGTACGGGTACCTGTTTGCCATCAACTTCTTCATAGCGAATAATTGAAGGCTTTGAAATAGTTTTATCTTGTTTTTCTGTCATATGCAATAATTATGTTCTCGTTAATACTAAATAACTCATGCCAATATCTAAAGAATCACTTGTAGATGAGGCGATTTTGAGTATATCTCCACCCTCTAAAACCTGGGGTTGTGTTAAAATTTGCTCAGAATCATTGGCTGTCATTGCAACAGTATCCGCTATAACATAGGTTGCACTTGCTGAATCATCCGTCACCGAAAGAGTGACTGTTGGTGTATAACTCCCTTTTGCAGAGACAATAATAGACTTTAAAATAATAGTCTCTGCTGTCCCTGCGGTTAACAGATTTGTTGTATCGGTTGTTGCAATTGTAACACCTGTAAATTTATATGTATTAGCCATTTATACTCCTAAAAACCATATCTGTGCATCTTCAGTATCTTCAGGCACAGAGTTTGTAAAATTTGAATTTAAGCGCTGTGTAATTAATTCAATAGCACTAATAATCTGATTAAAATGCTCAGGATTATATTCAGGTCCTGCACTCGGTAATGTGATATTTGGCATTTTTGGCATTAGCGTAACCCACTTTGTTTTAAATCTAAACGCAGTGTACCAAAACGCCAGGCATCACCGGTTGCACTACTTTCAATTTTAATTGCTCCTTGTCGTGCACGCGCGCGACAATCTTTTTTCGTTGTTGTTGGGGTCAAGGTAAAAGGTCCAAGAGTACTACTTGTTTTATCATCTGCCGGATAATTACGCAGTTGAATTGTAAAGCTCACTGTCCCTGTCATATTTTTAAAATCAGGAATAAAACGAGAAATAGAAAATAAGTTTTCTCCTGCATCGATCATAAAATCACCAGACGTTAAATTTGCTGTGATTGCAGATCCATCATCATCATCCCCATTTTCTTGTGCGTATAAATAACTCCGCCCTGGAGTGACACCTTGTACGGTGGGTGTTGCTGTCGCGGTTGATGTTGGTAAAAAATTTGTTGCATAAGGAAAATTAAAGACACCACGATCAATCCAGGTGGTGCGATCCAATGTTCCGTTATACCATACTTTATCCATATAATTATAGGTCACGCATCGATCAATAATATCAGATGTTGCTGTCGGATAAAACCATGTAATTTCGTGAAAGTCAGAATTAACACCTGCATAAATTTCAGGAACAAGACGAATATTATTAAAGACATGATCTTGCACACTACACGGCAACGCTTGTACGGTTCCGTCAAATGCATAAAAACCAGTATTCGACATCCAGTAGGCAATCCCATCAATGTCAACAGCTGCATGTTGTCCAATGCATCCGCATTGTCGTCCTGATTGTTGAAAACCAAATGTAAAAGGGGGACCTTGAAATTGCATTGTATGCATTGCTGTATCAGTCCAAATTAAAATTAAACCACGTGAACGAATTGCTGCTCTTATTTCTGCACCATCAGATAATTTTTGTGAACCGGCGGTATTGGTTTGTGTAGGAACAAAATCGGCAATACTTTCTTGATCACTCCACCGAACAAACATAGGATCTTGTGTTGTTGATGTTCCAATTGTAGTTTCACTTCCAAATAAAATTAAATGACGATCGGGAGTTGAGATCATACTAAAACGCGCAGTGCCAGGCATCGTTGTTGAATTTACATTTAAAGAATAAGCATCGGTTCCTGTATTATAATCAATTAAATTAATTAATGGATCTGTGCCCCCTCCTTCAAATGCAGACGTGTCAAAATAATACGTGCCTCCATTATAGATTGTAGCAACTACATCTTCACCATAATTATCAATAGACCAATTTCCTGCATCAATATCAACAGACGTTGGACGTGGACTACCCCATGTTGAATCACTCCATGGACCCGCTCCCCACCCAAGGCCTAACGAGGAAGTATAGTTTCCAATGTTCACTTGAATTGTAAATGTTGCATTCCCCGTTGTAGACATACCTGATCCTGATTCGACAGCAGACATGGTAATTTTAAAACTGTTACTGTTGACAATAGCAGTAATTTCAAACGGGTTGGTTGTAAAATCAGATGCGGAATATCCGGTATCCGCTAAACTGGCCACAGCAGAAATTGTAACAAAATCTCCAACAGATGCATCATGCGATGCACAGACACACGTTACAACAGCACTCCCATTTGTTGATGTAAATGTTCCTGTGGTTGAAATAGCTGCAGCCTTGCCCCTTGTTCCTTTCGACTGGGGCGTTTCATCATTCATTGTGCCATTCGTGGCATCGAAGATATAAAATTTTTTATTGGTCCCAATGGCATCAAACTTAATGCCTGTATTTGAATTATAGGATTTTTGTGCACGCGGTGCTCCAAGAAGAGTATTGGCTGTATAGGCTTGGACCCATCCACCAATTTTCTCAGGCAGTCCATAACGAAAACGCACAAAATCACAGTCCACAAATTCACTACGCTCTCCTGCACCCGTTTCTGTGAGTTGCTTGTTTATGCCTGGGTTAAATTCAAACTTAGCTAATGGCATAAACCCTCCTATGTTTTGATAATATAGTTGAGTGTAATATACGGATTTGTAATTGTGTGGGTTGCCTCTGTACCTGAAAAAGTATGAGTATGAGTTTGTCCTGATCCTGTTTCTAATGTTTGTAGAGTTGAAACAGTGTCCGTTGTTTTAAGAGAACTCTGATCTGCACTTACACTTACTGAAGAACCCGTGCCGCCGGACCATGAGGTTAGAGTTGATCCAAAACTATCGTGCGCATGCGCTGGGAGTTGTGCGGTTGTAATAGCGGTGCCTGCATTCGTTCCCGATGGTGTAATATCTACGGTTGTTGAGCATCCTGTTCCTCCGAGTGAGGAGAATGTTGATCCTTTTCCAATAGGAAATTTATCATCAAGATCAGGCACATTAAAGGTAGAGGAACCATCTCCTTCACCATATGTGGTACTGGTAATAGCAAATAAATCAGAATAGGTACTTCGACTAACAGCTGATCCATCACATAAAAGATATCCCGTAGGTGCACTTGCACCTGAATAAGGAAGAATCGCACCGGGTGGAATAAAATCACTCCGTGTTGCCCATTCGGGTGCACTGGCCCCTGAGTTCATTTGTAAAACTTGAGAGGCTGTTCCTTTTGCTAATTTTGCAATAGTTGTTGTGCCTGATGCATATACAAGATCACCAGCAGTATAAGAGGTTAATCCTGAACCACCATAAGCAACACCTAAAACATTTGTTAGATTAAGAGTATCGATTGTTGCTGTGCCATCGATGGCTGCAGCACCCGTACATTCTAATGTTGCAATTTGTAAATTTGCCAGAGCATTTGTAACGGCTGCTCCAGAACCTGCTCCATCACTATAGACGATTGTGCTTTTACCATTTTGCACAGTAACGTTAGCACCGGTTCCTGCCGAAAGAATTAAATTTCTACTGCCTGCTAAACTATTTTTGACCACATAATGAACAGGAGCACTATTGGGATCAATTGTAACGGTTGTATTATCTCCAACATCGGAAGCACTATAATATTCAATGACACGATATTGGCCATCTTGTAAGTGACTTGCACCATCGGTTGGTGTTCCTGATGTTTTTGAATAAAGAGTACTGGTTGCAGTACTGACAGTGATTTTTTTGAAACCACCAAAACGGTCCATCATATCCCAGTTATAGTTTTCAGTCGTACCCCAAGTACCCGATTGTTCACCGGTTGTAATTTTTTCTATACCATAAATGGTTGTATATGTGGATGCCATAAATTCTCCTAGTCAGGCTTTCGGCCTGGATATAATACAGCCCATGTTTGGTCTGCATTGGTTGTTAATTCGGTCCATGTTGTTGCAGCAGGTGCACCAACAGCAGATGTCATTTCTTGTCCTGTTACAGCGACGCTCGCCGTTCCTGTAATGGTCGGTGTGCCTACTTCAGCACCAACACTCAGTCCAGTAATGCCAACTTCAACGGATACTACCACAGTTGGAGTACCAAGTCCAAGTGTCATCGCTTGTCCTGTAACAGCAACATCAACACCAACTTCGATGGTTAAGTTCCCCAACGAAATTGTCATGCCTTGTCCAGTGACCGATACATCTGCATCCGCGACAACGGATGGTGTACCAAGGCTCAAGGTCATTGCTTGTCCAGTCAGAACTGCGATTCCATCATGTTCTTGTGTTGCAAAGGGTACAAAACTAAATGCGGAATCACCTAATAACATAATACATTAATCCGTTGGTTTCGTTGGCCAAGTTACATTTTCAACATCTGAAACTGTGCTTAAACCGCTTGGCAAATCTCTGAGCTCTTGTCTATAAGTTGTCATTTCTGCCGACATCGTAACATCTGATAAAGCATAAAAATCAGTCTCGGTTAGTAACCTATTTCTTTTTTCTCTTAGACCAGTCATTGCTTCAGGATTTTTTCTAGCAAGAGCTTGTTGTTCTTCTAAGTCTCTTGCAGTTTCTTCCTCTTCTGTAAATTGAACTCTTGTTCCGCTTATATTTTTAAATCTTGGCATTATATTATCCTCCCACCCCAAATAAAACAAATTTACCTGCATCAATATTTCCGCTATCCATTTTAAAACTTATAGCGTCAACAGCTGAAGTAGAATTAAAAACTCCTGAAACAGTTTCCCATACAATATAATCTGTACCCTGATAGGCTACACTATTCCAAAGGAAATGTTTTTTGAATGTGGTACTTGAAGGATTATAAAACCAAAGCTGGCCAACTGCTTGTTCATCAGCTCCATTACCCACTCCATTACAAAGAATAACATATCCTGTTTGAAAGGAATTATCTCTAGAGGAATTATAATCATGTCCACCATCAGCAGTACCACCAACTGCTTGTTTCCAGGTTTGAGCATAAGTAGTACCTAACGATACATTATAATTAGAACCACCATCAATACTTCCTTGAAATAACAATTCTTCATTATCTGTTGCTGGATGTAGTCCGTAAATCATAACACAGTATATAGGATATGTGCTGTCCAGAATCACGCTACTAGCCCCATCTACTAGATTAATAACAGAATCACTACTTGCAGTTATAGTAGCAATTTTAGTCCATGCCCCACCAGCAGCAGTGGCCCATGAAATAGCGGTGGCTGTTGCATTCATGCTTAATACTTGACTGCCTGTACCTTTGGCTAATCGGGCGACAGCTGTTGCACTGTTGGCATAAAATAAATCAAGAGATGCTTGTGATGTGGCAAGTTTTGATCCATTCGTTAAATCAGCAACACCACCAAAAGTTGCTGATAAATCATCAGACAACGTA